CCGCTATCCAGAACCTGATTGACGAGGCGGTTGCCCTGCACCTGACCGCGCTATACAAGCTTCGCATCCTGAAATAAGCAGCCGCTCGCTACCCCTCCAGGCCCCGATTTCCCGGGGCTTTATTTTTGCAATCCCCAACGAAAATAGGGGCCAGGTTTCCTGCGCCGTGGTAGCGGCGTTTCCACGGAGGGTCCCTGATGGATTCACACAACACAGCGGCAGAAGGCGGAACGGCCATTGCCGCCAAGCTCGCGCCCCCGGCCAGCGTTTCCATTGCCTCGTTTATGGGGATGCCGGTTTCAGAAATTCTGGTCTGGGTCACTCTGGTCTACACGATCGTGATGCTCGGTCACAAGCTCTACCAGATCTACCAAGAAATAAGAAATAAGTAATCATGGACCCGATCACCGCCGCCATGGCCGCGTTTGCTGCCGTCCAGAAGACGGTGCAGGTGATCAAGCAAGCGCAGAAAACCGTTAACGACGTCGCCTCCCTCGGCCCCATGCTGGGCCAGTACTTCGGCGCCAAGCAAGACACCGTCAAGGCGCTCGAGCAGGCCAAGAAGCAGGGTGGATCCAGCCTGGCCCAGGCCATCCAGATTGAGATGCAGCTCCTGTCCCAGAAGAAGTTTGAGGACGAGCTGAAAATGATCTTCTTCCAGACCGGTCACGCCGACGTCTGGGAAAGCATTCAGAAGCGCGTTCAAGAAGGCGAGCAGGCCCAGCGCGAGGCCCAGCGCCGCGCCAGAGACGCGGCAATAGTCAAGGCCAGAAAAATGAAAGCCATGATCGAAATGGCGATCGGCATTGGTCTGGTCGTAATCCTTGTCCCTCCCCTGATCTGGGTATTGATTCAGGGTTTGCTGTACGCCCGAGACAACGGCTGGTTTAAATAACGGAGTCCGCATGCTGACACTTCTATCCACCCTTTTATCGTTCCTGATGGGCGGATTGCCCAAGCTGCTGGACTTCTTCCAAGACCGGGCAGACAAGGCGCATGAGCTCGAGCTCGCCAAGATGCAGACCGAGCGTGAGCTGCAAATGATGGAGCGTGGCTACATCGCCCAAGCCAAGGTCGAGGAGATCAAGCTCGAGGAGCTCAAGGTCCAGACAGACGCCCAGAAATTCGCCGCAGAATCTACGGTGAAAACCGCCGTAATCGACGCACAGAAGGCGGAGCTCGAGGCGATCTACAAGCACGACGAGAGCCTTAACGAAGGCACCAGCCTGTGGGTCAAGAACCTGCGCGGCGCCACCCGATCGTTGATCACCATGGGCTTCTTCTCCCTGCTGTGTTTCATCGACCTGGGCCTGATCATCTACGGCTTCTATCACAAGGTTGACTTCCAGGTCCTGGCCGAGATGTTGTGGGATTCCAACACTGCGGCGCTCTTCGCTTCAATCATCGCCTTCCACTTCGGTGGCCGAGCCTTCGGAAAATGATCAGCAAGAAGGCCATCGAGATGATCAAGCACCACGAAGGTGTAAGGGTAAACCCTTACCGGTGCCCGGCTCGTCTATGGACGGTGGGGGTTGGTCATGTGATCGACCCCAACCACATCAAGGTGCCGTTCGACAAGCGTCTCGAGCTTGCCATCCCGGCTGGCTGGGACAAAAAACTGACGATGGAGGAAGTGGATGCCATTCTGGCAAAAGACCTTGAGAGCTTTGAACGAGGCGTGGTTCGACTGTGTCCTGCTGTGCTTGATCGTCAGAGCCATCTCGATGCTTTGACCTCGTTCTCGTTCAACGTGGGCCTGGGCAATCTCCAGCGCTCGAGCATCCGGATGAAGTACAACCGGGGCGACTATCAGGGCGCAGCCGATGGGCTGCTGGAGTGGAACAAAGCGGCTGGGAAGGTTCTTCCTGGTCTGGACAAACGACGCAAGGACGAGCGAGCTCTGTTCTTGTCGTGACACCAAGGAGAATCGACAAATGAAGGCATCAGACATCAAGCGCGAAGGCGGCAAGCTCCAGTACCGGGGCCACGAGTTTCCTGGCTTCAACAAGCCCGTCAACGCACCTGCCGGCGCAAAAGAAAAGAAGATGGTCCTGGCCAAGAAGGGTGACGAGGTGAAGCTCGTTCGCTTCGGTCTGCGCGGGATGCAGGACTACACCCAGCATCACGATGAAAAGCGCCGTGAGAACTATCTGGCGCGTTCGGCCGGGATCAAGGACAAGAACGGGAACCCGACCAAGAACGACCCGTTCAGCGCGAACTACTGGGCGCGGAAAGAGTTGTGGTGATCACATGGCAGCAATTGTCGTTAAACAATTTGGAGGCATGAAGCCGATCGTCAGTCCTCGCTTGCTGTCGGCTTCTGAGGCACAGACGGCCAACAACGTGAAGCTGGTCTCTGGATCCCTTACGCCACTCAAGGGCTCGACGACGCTTCAGGCTCTCCAAGGTTCGGCGCCAGCCACAATCTACCGCTATGGCACTGGCACGACGGAGGCCAACTACTGGCTTGAGTTTTCTCAAGACACGGAGGTCATGCGCTCTCCGATTGCCCAGGATCAGTACGACCGCCTGTATTGGACCGATGGCAACAATGTGCCGCGCTACGCGCCGAACAGCCTGATCCTCCAGGCCGGATCAGGGCCGTATCCACGCGCCAGCTATCAGCTCGGAATCCCCGCTCCTGGCGCTCCGACTTTGTCCGGCACCACGCCCCCGGCGACCGGCGACACGCCTGAGACCAGGGCGTATCTAGTCACGTACGTTTCGGCGTACGGGGAGGAGGGGCCTCCGTCAGCGGCTTCCAGCCTGGTCACAATAAAGCCAGACACCGCTGTGACTGTTGCTCTGCCTGGCTCACCTACCGGTGCCTACAACATCACGCTCCAACGGATCTACCGATCCTCGACTGTTGGCAACCAAGCTCAGTGGCAGTTCGTTGCTGAACTTCCTGTGGCAACGAGCTCGTACGTGGACGACAAGACTCAGTCGCAGCTTGGAGAGGTTCTCCCATCTGAAGATTGGATTGGCCCTCCTGCCGGCCTGAAGGGTCTGCGCCTGATGGCCAACGGCGCTGCGGTCGGCTTTGTAGGGAAAACCCTATATTTCTCGGAGCCCAACCTTCCGCATGCCTGGCCACATCAGTACCCGATCGACTACGACATCGTCGGCATTGCCACCTACGGTCAGTACGTCGCCGTCCTCACGACCTCATTCCCGTACCTGTTCAGCGGCGTTGACCCTGCCGCCATGAGCTCGAGCAAGCTTACGCTGCCGCAAGCCTGCGTGTCTAAGCGCTCGATCCTGGAAACCGGCAACGGCGTGATCTACGCCTCTCCTGACGGCTTGGTGGAAATCGGAACCCAGAACGACGTCATCACCAAGGGCCTGTTCAATCGTGAGCAGTGGCAAGCCTATACGCCGTCCTCGATCCAGTCCTACATCTACAACGGCCGGATCCACTGCTTCTACAACAACGGATCTCGCGGGATCCTGGTGTTTGACTTCACCGGCCAGGGCGCTACGTTTACCACCAGCGACATGAGCCTCGCCACTGCCGTCAGCGCCGGCTTCTACGACGCCACGACCGACAAGCTGTACCTGGCTCAAGGAACCAACATCGTCCGGTTCGACCAGGGATTCGCTTTACCGTACACATGGAAGAGCAAGATCTTTCGCAACCCGTACCCGACCAACTTTGGCTTCGGCCAGGTCACGGCGCTCCAATATCCGGTCACGCTAAAGGTGTACGCGGACGGTGATTTGGTTGCTGCCAAGGTGGTTCAGAACAACAACCAGTTCCGCTTGCCATCAGGGTTCCGGGCCTACGAGTGGGAGCTCCAGCTTGATGGCACGGCTGAAGTTATTGAGGCCGGCATCGCGCAAAGCACCGAGGAACTGAAGTCGTTATGACCAGAGAAACAAAGGTTGCGTCCATCCCAGACGTTCGTAGTGACAACGTCGAGGAGGTGCTTCGCGCCATCAAGAACGTGCTGCAAGTCCGTGAGGGCCACATTGGCGACCCGCTGGACCAGAATGTCACAGTCAGAGATCTGACCGATCTCAAGATCGTTTCCGGTAATGGTGTCACCAGGTTAACGGGCGGCACCACCATCCCGGTGCGCAATCCCGTGGTCCAGGACGATGGATACAACCCGTCCACCGACTTCACCTCTCCACCCGCCCCTACCGGTTTGACGGCATCGCCCACCTTCACCAACGTGTACCTGGTGTGGAACGGAGCTCCGTATCGCAATCACGCCTACACCGAGATCTGGCGAGCCGGCACCAACAACCTTGGCAACGCCGTTTTGGTGGGGCGTAGCAACACCAGCGTCTATGCTGATGCCGCCCAGGAAGGGCATACGTACTACTACTGGATCCGTTTTGTATCTGGGGCCAACGTAACCGGGCCATACAACTCAACTGACGGAACCTCGGCCACAACGGCCACCAATCCGACCACTTTGCTTGATCTGCTCACTGGGCAAATCACAGCATCTCAACTGAACAATAGTCTGGGCTCCAGGATTGACCTGATTGACGGCCCGGCGAGCGCGGTTGGAACGGTCAACGCGCGTATCGCGGTGGTGCAAAGCCAGGTCAATGACCTTTTAAATACCCCTGCCTACAACAACTCAACCTCATACCCGGATGGGTCTGTCGTCACATATAACGGCGGCCTGTACGAGGCGCTTCAGAATACGCTAGGAAATCTTCCTACCGACACTACGTATTGGCAAAAGATCGGTGACTACGCGTCTCTCGGAGACGCTGTGGCGGCACACACCACGCAGATCTCTAGCCTTCAATCGGGCCTCGGCCAAGAGATCACCGATCGCACCACGCTGGCAACGCAGCTCCGTGGCGGCTATACCGGAAATGACATCAACTCGCTCACGTCCGGGTTGATTTACCAGGAGAGAATAACTCGATCCTCCGCCGACTCCGCGCTGTCAAGTTCGATCTCTGCATTGTCTTCGACTGTAACGAATAACTACAACACCCTGAACGCCTCGATATCTTCCGAGGCGACGACCAGGGCATCAGCAGACAGCGCACTCTCCACTTCGATCAACGTATTGACGGCGTCTTTTAAAGCCACTCAGCTCGGCCTGCCGCTCACGCAATGGGTTCTGAATGGCCAGACGCTGGCCACGGTAAATGACGGCAAGGTTGGGTCTAGTGTTCTGCGCCTTGGAAACTCGGCCAATGCTTTCCCGAATCAGGGCACGTACATTGCGATCGACCCAACGAAAAAATATCGGGCCAGGTTTTGGGCCCGCCCCTCGTCGAATGCCGACGGCGCCCTGTATTTCAGTCTGCGTCAGTTTACTGACAATGCCGGGACTTTCGGTCCGATCAACAACGGTCGCAGTCCGTACAAGCCTGGCCCTATCAATCGAGCCGCTCACAACGCCACCTATGGCGCGGACGCCTGGGGCGAATACAGCTACATCTGGAGCGCGAGTGACTGGCAGGTTGGCGTCAAGTTCTTTCAGCCTGAGTTCTTGAATAACTTTGGCGGCACCGCCGGCTATTGGGAGATCCAGGATTTCACTCTGACAGATGCGACCGAGACCGAAGCCGCAAATGCGGCAATAGTGAGCGAGGCTTCTACCAGGGCCTCCGCCGACTCTGCTCTCTCGACCAGCATCAGCAACGTTTCCGCTCGACTGAATAGCGGCGGAGATGTCTACACCTCGATCGTCACAGCGCAGAACACTGCGTCTGCCAAGAACGCCAGCTTCGTTCAGTCCACCACGCCGATTGCCACCAAGGTGGGCGACCTATGGGTGGACACAGGCAACGGA